TGGCATAATCAAAACTGGTTTAGACTATTTTAAAAGTGACGCAATAAAAGAATTTGAAGAAAGAATAAAAAATATTAAAAGAGGTTTTGAAAATCAAGTAGATGAAATAAAAGAATTAATGTCTGGATTAAAAGAAACAAATAGTCTTTTAGATAGTATTGCTCAAACATCTAATTTATTATCTAACTTTTCTTTCAAAAACTTTTCTAGTCTTGAAAAAGATTTAAAAATAGCAGAAGATACTGGTAACCCTTTCAAATATCAAGGAGTAACATCAAGTTTAGATAGTAAAGTTTTAGCATCCAATAGAGATATTGTAGACACTATAAAGGAAGGCATACCTTTATTAGAACAATTTCAAGAAGCTTTAAGCTTATCAAGTATAGACAATACTTTTGCCGATAAATTCAGCCGTCTTACATCTATACTTGATACACCTTTATCTAACGTTACTGGAAGTGAAGAAGATTACGCTGCCTATATTGAAAATGTACGAAGCGCTATAGCAGAACTTGTAACTGAACAAGAAAGACTTCAGGAAATTTTATCTGACTCTGCTTCTAACTTTCAGAGATTAAGCGGGGCTGCAGAAAATTATAGCAAAATTAAAGCTAATTTAGTAAAAGGAAAAACTCCTTTAGCTGGGTTAAGTGAAAGTCTTGTTGATGCAGAGGCTTCTCTTGACAGTTTTAGAAAGCAACTCAATGATGGTGTTTACAAAGCTTCAGATACCTTTTCAGATGCTTTTGGAGACAATATAGCAAAAATAGAAGACATATTAGGAAAAGATTTTGCGGATAGTTTAGAAACGTTGGGAGCCACAGAAGCTCTGGATGCCGCTATACTTGCTCTTGGACAAAAAAGAGAGGCTATAAATGCTTTTGAGCTTAAGCAAGCTACGGATGCAAATAAGCTTGCAATAGAAAAGTTTGACTTATTAAAGGGTCTTACTTCTTTACAAAGCGAAAGTGTTAACAGAGAGATAAAAGTTTTAGAGACACAACGACAAATTCAAGCTATTAATGATCAGATAGCTCTTGATAAAAAAGAGAATATCGTGAGATCTGATGTAGAAATAGCAAATCAACAACTTGTACTAGAACTTTTAACGAAACAAAACGAAGAATATCAAAGACAGCTAAGTAATGTAGAGCGCATAAAAGATGGTATAAGAGAATCTTTGTCAAGCTCTTTCCAATCTAATCTTTCTGAACTTATACAAGGTACCGAAAAGAATATAAAAGAAGCGATTGCTAATATAGGAACTAGTGTACTTGAATCAATAGCAGACAATCTTTCCAAGGATATGACCAATTTTATACTGGGAAAGAAAGACCCTTTAGAGATAGCTAGAGAAGGAGCGCTTACAGTAGCAGAAGCGTTAAAAACTGGAGCCGCTGCTGTAGGGACTGCGATTACACAAGCTTTTGAAACGGCTGCTTCTTTACCTTCTAAAGCCGAAGAAGTTTTATTAGGAGAAACTAAGGGTGCTCCGGTAACTTCTGAAGCTTTTCCGTCTGGAACAGAAGTTGCGACTACTGCAGATACTATACGCAGCGGTGGGATTTTTAGTAATTTTATCAATGGATTAAAAGGTATATTTGATCCTAATTCTAGTTTCCTAGATAAATTTAAAGGTATATTTTTTGGAGGCGCCGATGCTTTTAGAAATATATTTGGAGGTATAGGAAGGTTGTTAACTTCTATTATTCCTGGTACGGGTGGAGGCTTTATGAGTCTATTTGCTCGTAATGGAGGAGTCTTCTCTCAAGGAAGAAATATGTCAGGATACGCTACTGGAGGAATTTCAAAAGGAGCAAATGCTGGCTATCCTGCAATGTTACATGGAACAGAAGCAGTAGTACCTTTACCAGATGGAAAATCCATTCCTGTAAGTATGCAAGGTGCTAGTCAACAAAATAATGTTACTGTAAATGTATCTGTAGACAGTCAAGGCAATGCTTCAACAAATATGCAACAAGATTCGGCACAAGCAGGAAATCTTGGACAAGTTATCGCACGAGCAGTTCAACAAGAACTTCAAAATCAAAAACGGTCTGGCGGCATACTTAGCCCGTATGGAGCAACATAATGGCACTTGGATTTACAACAGATGGAGGAACCACTTATATTTCTCCTGATAGAGGATTACAAAGACAATCTACACCTAGAGTATTAGTAGCTCGTTTTGGTGATGGTTATGAGCAACGCATTGCTGATGGAATTAACTCTGTAGACGAAGTATTTAACGTAACTTTTAATAATCGTTCGGCGGCAGAAGTAGATAGTATAACAGCTTACTTTGCTTCTTTAAAAGGAGCAACTTCGTTTACTTATACAATTCCAGACAGCACTCAAACTTCTAATGTAGCTCCAGATACTGCAGGAGAAAGAAGGCTAAAAGTAGTATGTCAAAACTATAATCAGAGCTACCATCACGATGGATTTTATTCAGTATCAGCAACACTTAAAAGAGTTTATGAAGCATGAGTGAATTAATTGAAGTAGTACAACTACAAGAGCCTGGAAGTGAGTTAGTAGAGCTTTATGAGCTTACTATAGACGGTACAATTTTGTACTTTCATTCTGGGTTAGAAGAAGATTTAAGTACGATTCAGTTTAGAGATCGTACCAGCCCTTACACAGTTAGAGAATATATTGCATTTCCAATTATAATGGACGGAGTAGAACTTGGGGCAGACGGTGCTATTAATCGACCTAGTTTAACGGTTGCAAACGTAGCAAATACATTTTCATCCGCTATTGGCAATATCAAGGCAGAAAATCTTGTGGGAGAAAGACTTACAAGACGTACCACTCTTAAAAAATATTTATATGGAGAAACAGGAGACGCTACTCCGCCTGTCGAATTTCCTATTCGTAAATTTATTATTGATCGAATATCAGGAGAAAGTAGTACGGCAGTAACTTATGAACTGGCAGCCCCTTATGATTTGTCGGGAATAACTTTACCAAATAGAAAAGTTATAGGAAAGTATTGCTCTTGGCAATACCAAGGATATAGCTTAGACCAAAAAGGTGGGTGTATTTGGGATAAAAATAGTATAATTTCTTATGCAGATGGCTCCGGCGGGGTCAATACACACAAGGCATATTTTACAGAAGATGATGAACCAGTAGTTCCTGCAGGTTCTGCTATGACAGGGTGGACAGCAGGACAATACAAAACTTATACTACATATAGCTCTGGCACTTCTTATTCCTCAGGAGATTACGTAGAGTATAACGATGGAAATCAGACAACAGTATGGAGGTGCACTCTTGCTACTACTGGCAATGCTCCAGGATTAAACTCTATTTATTGGTCAAAAGGGGACGTGTGCGGTAAAAAACTATCTTCATGTAAATGTAGATTCCAATTTAAACCTCAGTCTCCTAGCGGTAGTAATTCAGATCCCTCTACCGAGAAAAATACTGGTAAAATATTACCTTTCGGAGCCTTTGTAGGAAGCAGAAAGTTTAGATGATTGATGAAATTCAGAAGCACTTTGATGAAAACTACCCTCGAGAAGCTTGCGGTATAATTGCAATAGTAAAAGGTAAAAAGCAATATTTTCCTTGTAAAAATTTAGCAAAAGAAAGCGAAGATTTTATACTCGATCCGACAGACTATATTTCAGTGAAGAGGCGGGCGGATATATTCGCAATAGTCCATAATCATATAGATTGGACAAATGAAGCTAGTGAGAACGATAAAAAGTACTGCAACTCTTTAGGAATACCTTACTATATTTTTAGCTACCCAGACATGCAATTAAATATACTAGAGCCAAAAATAAAAGTAAATCCTTTAATAGGTCGAGAGTACGAGTTTGGTAAGTTTGATTGTCTTGAAGCGTGTAAGGATTATTACAAAGAATACTTAGGACTACAACTACAGAACAGATTGCCCTACCTAGACGATTGGTGGGAACACGGACATAATTATTTTACAGACGAGCATATAGAAGAATGGGGCTTTAAAAAAGTCAAAGAACTACAGCCCAATGACTTATTAATATTTACAATGGGAGCTTCGGTTCCTAACCATTGCGGGGTCTACACTGGTAATGATATTTTCTTTCATCACGCAGTAAACAGACTTTCTTGCAGAGAAAATTTATATCCTTTATGGAAAAAGTACTTAACTGGAATATACCGATATGACACGTAACATTTATCTTGAAGGTGAACTCGCTTTAAAATTTGGAGCACAGCACTCTTTTCACGGAGATAGCGTTAGAGATGCTTTGCGTCTACTAGATGCAAACAAGCCTGGATTTAAGAAATACTTTATAGATGCTGCTGACTGTGATATTGGTTTTCATATTGAAGTTGGAGGACAAGAACTTGATAATCCTTTAGAGTGTTTACTACCTCTTCGTGAAGGTGATATAATTATTACTCCTATTGCTGCAGGCTCTAAATCTGGCGGGGGTAAAATTCTTGCAGCTATTGCTATTGCCACATTAATTATAATGAACCCGGGATTTATATTCGGAGGAAATGCCGCAGTAGAAACTGCATATGGCACTGTAATGGGCGGGTTCGAGCTAAGTAAAGTAGGATTCTTTGCTGCAAGCCTTGCAGTAAATTTAGCAATGACAGGCATTCAGCAGCTTATGGCTCCAGATCCTGCCGTAGATGAAGAAGATCAAGGCTATTTATTTAATGGAGCAGAGCAAAATATTGTAGAAGGTATGCCTATTCCTCTTCTTTATGGAGAGCTTCGCGTTCCTGGGTATCCTGTATCTTTTGAAATGATTCATGGGGACAAAAGAGTTACTTCAAGTGATACTATCGTAACAGTGGATGGAGAAACTTTAAGTGTTCCGAAAGGGGACACAGAAGGCTATGTACAAGACAGTAAAGAAAGAGGTATACCTACAGAGAGAATACAAGACACTAAATCAGGCGCAACCATCTGGAGGTACTCAGGATATTCTTTTTACCGATATCATTTCAGAAGGGCCTATCTACGGTTTAGTAGATGGAGGAACTTCTGTATTCTTAAATGACGACCCTGCCCAAATAACTGCACAAAGTTTTGTAAGATTATCAGAAACTCCAGTAGAGTTTGACTTTACACTAAATAGCACCTCTGTAACTATTAATAGAAATGGAGTTACTAAAAATATAGAAGCAGATACTGAAAATGGTACTAAATTTATCATTGTAAGAAATTACGGCTCAAGTTCGGCTTCAGTTGTTCGTAGTTCAGTAACGGGGTCTGCAAACTCTGTAACAATTACTTCCAGCACTGGAATATTTGTTCCTGCAATGGAGTATGATAGAACCAACTTTGTTCAAGTAGCAATTATTCGATTACTTGACTCAAACTCTAGCACAGTATTTGAAGGTTATGTAGAAAATTATACTTCTAGCACAGTAGCGAAGTGTATTCCTTTGCCTGGTACTGACCTTAATCCTGCTCTGTCAAATGGAAGTTATACTGTAGTTGTTGACGGAAAATTTCAAGTAGCTTCTATATCTTCTAATACTTTAACTCTTGTTACCAGTTTCCCAGGCAATACTGGTAGTTATAAATGTGATTTGAGTGGTACAAACTATGAAAAGGTTTCTCTTATTGATAACATATCAAGAGGCTCAAAACAAAATAGTTATGATGTACAGTTTAGAAACGGTAATTTAATACAACCTGCTTTTGCAGATGCCGCAGGAACGGGAATAGGGTCTATTTCTATAGGGCCTGGGGGGTCTTTTTCGCCTTTTAGTCCCACTCTTTATTCCGATCCAGCAGAAACAAGTAACCCTACTGTAGAGTACACAGGTACTTCTGCTTCTGGCTTTGGCCTCACTGCAGCTCAAGCAGAAGAAGTCGATGAGGTTCGAGTAACTTTTACATACGGTCAACTATGGAATCGTAGTAGAGAATCAGGAACGCAAACAGAAGCAACCGTAAGATATAATATGTATGTTGCTGTAGAAAGAAACGGCTCGTTTGGCTCTTATCAACTTATTAATAATCTTACTCCTCATTTTGCAAAAAGTAATGCTCCACGCATATTTG